TTTTCTATGTCACGCTCTTCAAGAGCCTTAACAACGATTCGTTTTGTAAAGATTGTTCGACCCATAGCTCGATAGTCACCTATTGCAGGGCTGGCCGCATCAGTTGTTTCGCGCGTTCTATAGGCATATTTTAAATCAGAACTTGAAAACTCTTCATACTTATCTCTAGAGCGATTTCTTTTGTAGATGATAAACACCTCCTTTAATATATGTATAATGTATAAAACAATTTACGCATTATATCCCAGCTTTTTCAAAGATATACTGTAAGGTTAAATTTTCATAGTCATAATAAGGAATAATAACTAGGCGGTGTCCATATCGAGCACAATATCGTAGCTTTAAAGTATCATTGTATTTTTGTTGGGCCAACTTGCGGCCGCCCCCATAAGCATCAACTGCTGTATAATGTTGCTCTCCATTATATTCAATTAAAAAATCAAGCTCTCCATCCTCATCAAAAACAGCAAAGTCAAATCGCAAAGGCTTTCCCGAGCTTGATGTAAGCTCAGGAAATACATACTGTTGTTCATATAAAAGCCCTGCATTCTCTAATATCTCTTTGACTTTTATTTCTCCTCGCGACATGGGTGCTTTAAAAGCGCCTAAATTCTGGTTCATCCATATCATCCTCGTCAATTTCTACTACATCTATGCCCATACTCATTAAAAGTTCAAAAAAGATATCTGTTATTACTTGAGCCTCTTCTGCTGAAGGAGTGTATCCATACTCAACCAGCCGATCAAAAATAAAGCTATCTATTGGTCGTCTATCAATAAAATCTTGCTGCTCCATGGCGTCCACTCCTTACGTATAAAACATAAAGTCACTTGCTCTGTATTTTCCACGCTTCTTCTTGTCGTTATCTTCTAAAATCTTAATATAGTATAATCCGTATTCAAAAGCAGAAAACTTATCTTTAGAAATGCGACTATTTGCTTTTTCAAGGACAACATTTTTACCATCGCGTTTTTCGCGTAGATTCATCATTTCTTCTTTTAAAATAGAAGTTAAAACAAATGGGCGCAAATAATCCTGGCGCACCTCGGGCAACATCTCTTTGCCATATTTTGTATTCATTAATTTATTTTTTGCGGTGCGCTCGTCGATTAAAAATCGCACTTTACCACTACTAATTTGAGTAACAACATTTACATGGGCCTCATTATTAATATCAGCGTTGGCCTTTATTAAATACAATAAATTGTGTTCTGTAGCCACATTGCCTGCGTAATATTTACGAAAGTCACCACGCTCATCATTTATAACTCCAAAGGGAGGTAAAACTTCTCTTGTACGTTTATCTATATTTTCTGTTACTAAATAGTCTACAAGTCCTGCGCCCAATCCATTGGCGTCAACCGCTATAGCTTTAGGCATATATTTGTAAAATAAATTTTTGATAAAAATAGACTGATCTTCAAAATGCTCACTCTCAATTGTATAAATATTTACAAGAGATTTAAAAGCTACACCTTGAGGCTGTGGATTTATTTTAAATACCATGATAACTGTCTGTGAGCCTTGGCGCCCCACGTCAATACCAAAGATATAATAGAAACCTGTTGAGCCTTTATTCACATGCTCTGTTTCTGGTTGCGCCAGCACTCTATATTTATCAAACTGGTCTGCGTTAAAAAATGCGTCTTCCATTGTGCCCGACCAGATGCTTTCATATTCGCGCTCAAAAGCAGCATCATTAAAAGTACCATCTTGCCGCATGTCGCGCACAAAACCTCGGTCTAGTAGACTATGATGAACTGGAATGCGCCACGTACCTCCAAATACAAATGAAGAACCTGGTCGCATAATTTGCCACAGTAGCAACTGTAATTGTTTTTGGTACGCAAAGCTGTCCTTAAAACCCGCGGTTGTCACATAAATCTGCGACTTGTTCAGTGTTTCTTCTGGATCTACTTGACCATTTGCTGCTCTCCGCGAAACGTTCATTAAAGGAAGAATAACGCTATTAAGTTTATCGCCGTCCACAAGGATCACTTCTTCAATTAAGCCGCCATGGCGTCGGCCCCCACGAGTGCTTTCTCGGATGGCAACAATGTCGAGGCGCGAACCATTTTTAAACTGAACGCGCACATAGTCTTTAGCGAATTGCGTTTTGCCTGGGCGCCAATCTATCTCATTGCTCAGAGGGGGGAGTAATTCTATGATTTCTTCTATTTTTTCTTTCGCGATATTTGCGGCTTGCTCTTTTCCCGCAGACGCAATAAATAATTTGGCGCCTGGGAAAAGTACGCAGCGAGTCACGAGTAAAAGAATAGAAAGAAAAGATTTAGAAAAGGCACGTGTAAATGTTGCATAGCAGTATCTGTGCCTCATGGCGGCCCGCAAAAATATTCGCTGGTAAAAGAAAAGGCGAAAATTAGATTGGGGCGGCGTGAGCATGTCTACAAATATGTCAGGATACTCGCGCCAAAAGCTTATCCATTGTTTGAATGCAGGCATTACTGCGCGTATGCGGTCCTCAGTTAACCCCAACTTCTCTATCATTGCCCAGTACCTCCTCTTCTAGAAGCTCACTAAACTCTAAGAAGTCATTATCATCGAGCACTTCATCCATTGTGAGTGGGTCTTTTTGCTGCTCGGCCTCATTTTCCATCATTTTAACAGTAGATTCGATGAGCGAGCCCAGATTGAGTTCGGTTTTTACTAGTCGAGTAAGATAATCTGATATATCTTTGAGCGTTAAGTCTACTACATCATTTGGTTCGTATGTATGATGGCGTGGAATAAAGCCGTCAGCCTCACATAGCCGCACCATTTCACCTATAGAACTGATAAAATTGTTTTCTTCGGGTTTATTTTGTACGGCTGTAAACTTGGCTGAGCGCATCATGGCGTCATAGTTTTTACTGAGTTTGGAAAAGCCATCAATATCACCTGTATCAATGGCTTGATTCATCTTTAGTGATGTTTTACATATCATTTTTAAGTAGTCTTCGTGTGAGGCGCCCTGAATATCATAGGTTTCATGCATCTTGTTGTAGAATTCTTCTAGTTGCACCCATTCTTCTTCTTTATAAAGGCGCCCCCACTTCTGAATCATGCGGTCTTTTTGCACTCGGGTCATTGTAGAGCCAAAATCAAATACGTTTCCTTGTACATCCTCAAGCTCGCGAACCTCATTAGGGTCCATGCCAGTTGCGTTTGAGTATTGAAGGCGCCGCTCATCCTCTAGTTTTTTTAGATTGAGCAGGCGCTGATTGTGTTCTTCTAGTAGGCGAGGGGTGTCCGCCCATGTAGCGCCCGCATATTGAGCTAATTTCATTTTGGAGATATAGCGCCCCACAATACTTGTTGCCTTATTCTTTTTGGGGTCGCCCGCTGCGTACCTGTTTACTAGGTTTTCCCACTCAGAAGGCATAAATGGGACGTTTACTCGTTCTAATATGTGATATAGGGTACTGGGTTCGTGTACGTTTACATGCATTGTGAGGCACTTTTTGCACGTTTCCATATGTGTCCCAGTTTTATCTAGGTAAAAATTATCTTCATTTAATTCGCGCACGCATTTGTGACAATACATATTATAATTCCTCCGCTTTTGCGGCTATCCTGCTCCTGCGAATAATGGGTAGGTTCACGTGTCCAAAACCAGGAAAGCCACTAAAAATCTCTACAATGCGCCTCAGGCCGTTGTTCTTGCCCTCAAAGGCCCACGAGTCTAGTTGGGTCTCTGGGTCGCCCTCAAGTATGATTTTGGAGCCCTCAACGCATCGCTGTACTACTAGTTTGATTAAGTCTGTATTTAGGTTTTGAGCTTCTGTTATATATAAGATATCGTCTTTATGAACTTCGTAGCCACGAATGTCGCTGATTGGAAAGATTTCAATTTTATTTTGTTGAAGTAGCATGTCTACAACTAGAGAGTCGCCCAGTTTGGAGCTTAGGACGGCGCCAATAGAATTTTGTAGAAGTTTCTCTACGCGGTCGCCCGAGTAAAAGCCTAGCTCTTCTGAGCCGCGCACTTTTGTCGGATTGACGAATATAATGAGTTTTCGTCTGTGCTGCTGTTGTAACTCGGAAAGAGCGAAGGAAAGAGAAAGTAAAGTTTTACCTGTGCCCGCATGACCAGTGAGGACTGTGATGTCGTCGTTCTTGAGCGAGTCGAGGGCGCATATTTGATACTCATCGAGTGGTTTGACGGCTGGAAAGTATTGACTTTTTACGCGAATTTCACGCACTGGGCGCAGGGCTCCTGTAACGTCTTTACGTAGAATTTGCTCTACAAATTTTGTCTGCGGCTCCCGCTGTATGATGTAGTCGCCAGATTTCGCTGAATCGAGGTCCCCCACCCAGCCTGTGTGAATGGGCATCCATTCTTTGTAGTGGATACATGGTACTTCTAGAGCACGTGCCTTTAACGTCATACCTATGTCGTTTGATACGATGATGGCGTTTAGGTTTAGGGCTGCGTCAATAATGCGGTCGTCAATTTCTGCTGAAGGGCTGTCATTGCGCATGATGAATTGTAGGTCTGATTGATATTGTTCGATGTGGCGTATGCCCTGTCGTGCTTTCTGAGCTTTTGCGCCTTCCTTCCATTTATTTGAATCGAGTTCGCGCAGCACTTCATATGGTATATATTTTTCTGATTTGGCGCCCAGGGATGTTAGGAATTTCTCAAAGTTCTCTACGCCCATCAGAATATTGGTGTCGATTATGTAGCGAGACACAGCGTTCCTCTTTTCTATTTTTTATTTCTGCACTTTTTGCAGACAGAATAGAAGCCGTATTTTGCGGCTTGGTTGGTGCCGAAGTAGCGACGGTGCGCCAGTTTGGGTTGTAGGCAACGCGAGCAAGTTTTATAGA